AATGTTAGTCCAATAGTATCTCTGCCTTGACTGTGCTGATAGTAAGGAGCTGTTTATAAACATAGGCTCTATGCCAAAAGGTATTTCAGGATAGCACTCTGATACCTGTTCAGAGATTACTTGTAGAAACTCTTTCTTCATTCTTACATTCTCTAGTAAGAAATACTTTGGCTTGATCGCTTTGAGTAAGCGTATGAACTCAAAGAACAATGCTGATCTTGGATCGTCAAATGCCAACTGCTTACCTGCAAAACTAAACCCTTGACATGGACTACCTGCGAGCATCAAGTCTACATCTTGATAGTCTTTAGGATCTAAATTACATATATCGCCAACCTGTTCTATATCTGGGTAGTTTGCTGCACTGACTTGCATAGCATACTTATCTATTTCACTTGCGTAATACTTCTCTACAGGTATGCCAAGCTGATCAAGGGCGATACGCCCACAACTCATGCCGTCAAATAAACTTAATACTTTCATTCTTTCTCCTTGTAATAAACTCTTACCATATACTTTCTCACAACTGCTACCAAAGTAAACACTGATACTTGTACTACAGATGTAGCTACAAGACTAACCTCAAGATAGCTACACAACCTAAGCAAACCATAGCTGATCGGAAACGACATAAGCAATCCAATACCAACATCATTCAATGCTTCTTCCATGGAGTCTTTGTCAATCTTCACAATATTTCTTTTGTATCTATTAAGTTATCATTAATTTCATCATGAAAAGGCTCACAAGACTCGCCACAACCATCGGTAATATGTAAGTGATGTAAGTCTGTAAACTTTTCAAAATCTTCTGTAATCATTTCTTCAACATCTTTGACTGATTTAAAACCTCTAAAAAATTTAATATCCTTTTCTATTCTTCTAGCTACAGGGCCGTTTCTAGCGTAAGTTTGTTCAATCCTTTTAGGAAAATCAAAAACACTTGGCTCTTCAATCATTATTGTCATAAGTTTTTTGTATGATTTTTTCCAACACCAAGTACAATTACCAAAATGCTCTGGTATTTCTAAATCAAAAGTTTGTTCTTGCCACCAATCTAATACATCTTGTTTGTCTATATTCAAATCAACTAATGGATATATCATATTGTTTTTGTTTTCACGATTAGCTCTCTTGGATTCATCTGCTCTAATACCTATTGCTAATACATAATCTTTTTTTGTTAAACCTAAACTTTTAATATAACTAAGTATTGGGTAATTTTTTAATTCTCTAGTGCAGTGTGGAGATCCAGAAAAAGGTATGCCGTGTTTTTTTATAATCTCTTCAAAAGGTTTTCCTTTTCTTGAAGCAGTTTTATAATCTACAATAGTGTGCCTAGTTCCAACACCTCTTTCGTGAGTAATTTTTGCCTCTAACCATACTGTATTAAAATTAAAATGTGTATCACAGTTATGTATAAAATCTAAAGTTTTGTCGTGCTCTTGACCTGTGTTTGCAAAAGTTACAACTACATTTTTCCATTCATTTTTATGCTCAAGTATTTTTTTAGTTAGATAACCAGATGTTCTACCTCCACTAAAAGAAGTAATTAAAGTTTTGTTTTTATCAAAGTATTTACTTAATTGATTTTCTCCAGAATCAAAAAAAGTAGCTTGTTTATATCTTTTATTCTTCACTCCAAGGCCTCTTCATTTCATTGTCTGCTAAGTAATACCATGTGTTCTTACCTGGAACATTGTGACTCTTGACTCTCTCGCCTAGATACTTTTGCACATAGCTGACTGCATAACGAGCAGCCCTTTCGCCTGATGCTAGTTCGTTTTCTTTGAGTGCTTGTCTTGCAACAAGTTCTAGTTCTTGTCTTGTATAAAACTTTTGTTTGCTCATAGCTGATGCCACCACTCTTGCAATCTCTACTTCATCTGGACTGTCTTGTGCATCTACCACCTTGAAGTATCCTCTTTCAAAATCAAAGTATGCTAAGTGCTGATCAGGTTCTCTTGCATTACGAGCTTCATAGAATAAAGTTATGTTTGGTTTCTTACCTGATAGCTTGACACCCGAATCCATCCAACCTGCAAAGGCACTACCACCCCTAGCTGACATGAACGACAGATCATCTGCTCTTTCTTTTCCTGTGTGATGAGCAATGATGACTGCTACTTTATATAGTTCAATAAGTTTATCTATCCTTGATAGCATCTCATGTATTTCAGAGTTAGAGTTTTCTTCTCCACTAAAAAAGTTAATGATAGGATCAATCATAACCAAGTCAGGCTTATGATATTCAATACTCTCTGCGATAGCATCTATGTCGCTATCCCTCATCAAGTTCTTTCTTAATCTGCCTGATGCTATAAGGTTTGACTTGCCTATGTTGTATAGTTCTGGATCATGATGGAAAGGTTGGTAATACATTTCTATTCTTTTCTTTAAGAACTCATGAATGATCTCTGCCTGTAGCCACATAACTTTGAGTGGTCTTGAAAAAGACCTACCCATAAACTCTGTGCCTGTCGTAGCTGCTGCCGCGAAAGCTCCCAACCAATGCGACTTACCTATCTTTGGTTTACCAAGCAACAATACTCTTGACTGTTCAAATACAAAAGCATCTCCCCAATACTGCTCAATCCTGTCTGAATCCATAGCATCCCAGAAAGGATCATTGAAAGGCCTAAGTCCTAGTGGATCACTGTCAACTACATTTTCTTTCTTTGCTTTATCAATAGGATCTTCTTGATCCATGATTTCTTTTAAGTCATCTGTTAGTTGTATCTGCCACTGACTTGTATTCCATTTTTGTATACCACTCTCATCACTAGGATTTCTTTTTAGGTGTCCTGTGCATATACTTTGTGTCGTGTTTAAGACTTCTTGAACACTCATAGGTGGAGTATTGGTTTGATTCCAATCTAATGCTTTGATAACAACTTCTCTCATACCCCAACCCTCTAGTATCCATTTGCCTACTAGCCTGGCGAGAGTATCATTACGCATTCCTGTTTGAACACCATCTGTTGTTAGTGGTGTCTTGCTTTCTGTGTTGATCTTACCTGTGTTGTTATAGTCATAGATAACATTCATGTCTTGACTTGTTAGTGTTGGTAAGTCATCAAGCGAATCTAATACAGCTCCATCAACTACTTCAAACTTATAATTGAAAGAAGGGCTGACCATAACATAGCCACCCTCTCCTCTTATATCTAGTTTACCTGTGGTGTTTCTAATCTTTAGATCATCATTGATTGCATAGAAATAATGATAGCCACCTCTAGGTGTTTTTTGTTTTAGTATTGTTCTTGTTATTTCTCCTGACTCACAAAACTCACAGGCTTCTTGTGTGTCAGCATCAAGCACCACAAATGTTATGCCTGTGATAGCAGCCCAATTACATTCTGGGTATTGTAGATACCATTGCTTTACTTCATTAAGTGTAGGTTGTTTCTTTGTGTAGTCAGCCCACTTAACTCTTGGTGTCTTTGACCAACGCTTTTGTAAAACAATATCATCTTCAAAGGGATGCCTGCTTTTAAAGTATTCTGGTATGACATCAGTAGTAGATCCACATGGTATTAAGTGAAAGAAGTTCTCATGATATGAGATAAGCATATCTTTGCGTTCATCATTCTGTATATCTTGACCAACAGAGTTAGGTTTTATTTCTATTGGCATTCGTCCACTGATCCATAAATGTTTTCCCAACCTAAAGCATGGCCTGTCATCTTAATTAATTTCTTGGCTTGATTAACTGAGGGTTGTCTATTGCCATATCTCCAGGACTTAATAGTATCAACTGATACTCCAAGATCTTTAGCAAGATTGTCTTCACCTCGTTTTTTTATATAGTCTTTAAGTTCCATAGTTCTCCTAAAATAGAAAGGTATAGGATAATTTATTCTAGGGGGGTTAGAGAAGTTTAAAAATATAAACATTAACCTATACCTAAGACAATATTAAATGACTATATACAATAAGTAAAGTTTTTTTTTTACAAAACTATTGACAATGTATTTGATAGGAGTAATATAAATATTGTATTTATTAAATGGAGCAACTAATGAAAGACTATTCAAAGCTTACCCTACCACAACTTTTGGTAGAGAAGAAAAAGAATCTAGCAAAGCAATCAGAACTAAAAGAACAAAGTTCACAGCTTGACTTTGCTATTACTGCACACCCTGAAGTGCATGGACAAGTCAATCGACTTTCTAATTCAGGTGGATCTACTCGAGTTCAACTTAACGGTATCATACCGAAAGACTTACGAGTGCAATATAAAGTTAC